TATCCCCTACTATGTCGGTGGGGTGATCCACTATTACGCATTCGTTAATTCGTGGCGACCGCGCGAAGGGCTTCAGATCGCAGTCGATAAGGACAAGGTTCGCTACGACGTCTGGCACAAGGAAGGCGACTTATTCCTGACCGACGGGCGCGTCGTCAATCTCGGCGCAATCGCGGACTACTACAACGGCCTGGCGGAAGACTTCGACCTTCAGGCGATCGCGTTCGATCAGTATCGCCACAAAGAACTGGAAACGGACCTTCGCAAACTCGGCTACGAAATCCCGCTGATCGAGCACCCGCAGGGATTTCGTCGTCAAAAGATGGTCGACCCGCTCACTCACAAGAAGGTCGAAAACCCGCTCTGGATGCCGGGAAGCTGTCAAGAGCTCGAGAACGCCTTTATCGAGGGCCGGATCACGATCCAGTATAACCGCGTCCTGAATTGGAACGTCTCGTCAGCCGTGATCAGGCAGAACCCGGCAGGAACGGGCGACTGGCACTTCGACAAAGCGAAGGCGACCGCCCGGATCGACGGACTGGTCGCTCTCGCGATGGCCGTCGGGGCAGCAAGGGCCGGAGTGACCGGCGACGTCCTTTCCGACCCGTGGGAAGACGAAACATTCAGCATGGCGGACTAGGTATGGGAATACTAACACGGATTGGATTAGGACCGCGCGGCGAGACCCGGAGCGTCGACAATCACACAGAAGGTTCGACCGGCTGGTTCGACCGCCTCATGAGTGGATCTTCGCTTTCGACGTCCGGCGTGAACGTCAACGTCGACAGCGCGATGACTGTCCCCGCCGTCTTCGCCGCCGTCACCTTCCTGGCTGGCACAATGGCCGCGCTCCCGCTTCACGTCTACAAGAAGAAGAACGGCGGATCGGAGCGGGTTTCAGGAACACTTACGGACCTTCTCGGGAAGGCGGCAAACGACGAGACAACCGCCTTCGATTTCCGCAATTACATGTTTGTTCAAATCCTCACCGAGGGGCGCGGCCTCGCCTATATCGAGCGGAACGCGGCGGGAAACCCGGTCAACCTGTTTCCGCTCTCAGCCGCAGCGACCGCCGTCAAGATAGACATCAACCTTCACAAGACCTACCACTACACGCCGCCGGGAACGCGCCGGACCGTCGTCTATGAAGCCGCCGACGTGATCGACGTTCCCTTCTTGCTGAAGGCGGATCAGCGAACGCATGTCAGCCCAGTGAAGAAGAACGCGGAGGCGATCGGGCTTTCAATCTCGGCTATGCAGTACGGCGCGAAGGTATTCAATAATGGCGGTATGCCTCCGCTTATAATGCAAGGCGCGTTCAAGACCGTCGAGACCGCAGATCGCGCGAGCGCCGATCTCACGAAGGCGGCGGCGAAGGCCTACAAGGAGGGTCGCCAGGCGCTCGCGATCCCTATGGGCTACGAAGTGAAGCCGCTCGGATTTAACCCCTCCGAAATGCAGCTCGTCGAGCTTCAGCGCTGGTGTGTCGAGCAAGTCGCCCGGATTTATTCGCTCCCGCCGACCTTCCTTCAAGACCTGTCGAGCGGCGTCAAATCGAGCGGAGAACAGGAAGACTTGCGGCTCGTCAAACATACCCTTGGCCGCTGGATCAGGCAGGTCGAGCAAGAGCTGAACCTAAAGCTGATCGGTCGCGGTCGCAAGGCGAACTACATCAAATTCAACGTCGACGGCCTTCTTCGCGGCGACTACAAGACACGCTCCGAAGGCAACGCCAAGTCGATTTCCACCGGACAACTTACACCGAACGAAGCGCGCGCACTCGACGACCGTCCGGGCCTGCCAGGCGGCGACGAGCTTTATATTCAGGGCGCGAATATGCCGCTCAAAAACCAGAAAGACGCGAAGGTCGGTTCGGAGACGCCGAAGGAAGACAAAGGCACGGGCGGCGATCCCAATGAGTGACGACCCTCGCTTCTCCGAGCATAACGTCGACTACCGGGCGCTAGAGATCGACGGGCTAGTTCGTCAGGTAGAGACCGAACGCGAACGCCGGATCGCGAAGCAATACCCTGTCAGTCGCCAACTTCAGCTTATCGCGGCGGGCGTTGTCATTCTCTTCGATAAGGGCCTGACGACTGACGAGCGGCAGATGATCGAAACCGACGCGACAGCCCTTCGCGGGCTAGTGAAGTGTGTCACTCGCCACCGGCTCGCGGCTACGTTGCTTATTGCAACGGTCCGCAAGCCGGGGGCGGCACTGAACAAGATCAACCCTTCCTCTGAAAGCTGGTGGGAATATGACGATAAAGCATGAAATCCGACGCCTGATCGTGCCGCTAGAACTCCGCGCTGAAGAAGACGGCACGAACCCGAGGGTCGAAGGTTACGCCGCCGTTTTCGGCGAAGAAACCGTGATCGGCGACTACTTCCGCGAAGTCTTTGAGGCCGGATGCTTCCGCGACAGCCTGAAAGGGAACGCCGACGTCGTCTTTCTGATCAATCACGAGGGCTTGCCGCTGGCGCGCACTCGCTCCGGATCGCTGAAGCTGAAGGAAGACAAGCGCGGCCTGCATATCTCGGCGGAGCTTGACGCTGCCGATCCTGACGTCGCGCGGATCGTGCCGAAAATGAAGCGCGGCGATCTCGACAAAATGTCGATTGCGTTCATTCCGACCGTTCAGGAATGGAGCGAACACGAAGGCGAATTGCCGCTTCGCAAGATCACGAGCGCCAGCCTCTTCGACGTCTCAATCGTGACCAATCCGGCCTATGACGGGACTGAAATCGGCCTTCGCGCCTTGCAGGAATACAAGGCTAACTCAGGTGTGCCCGCTCATGTGCGGAAGCTCCGAATGAAGATGAACCAGGGCCTCACCGCTCACCGCGCATAGAACAAGGGAAAATACCACTATGTCGAAAGCACTGATTAAAGAACTTCGCACCGCGAACACGGCGACGCTCGCGTCAGCTCGTTCGCTTCTGAACGACGTCAAGGACGATACGCCAGCCGAACGCGCCGCTGACCTTGAAAAGCAGCACGATACCGCTATGGACGAATATCGCGCCCGCGAAGTGAAGATCGAGCGTCTCGAAGGCATTGAGGCCGCCGAAGCGCGCGCCGCCGCTCATGGCGACACCGAAAACCGCAATCGCCGCCCGCACCCTGGCGACGAGAACGCTCCGACAGGCGACGTGAACCCGCTCGTTTATCGCGACGTCTTCCGGAAGGCCATTCAGCACGGCGTCGCCGAACTCACGCCTGAAGAGCGTACGATGTTCGTTCAGAATAACCGTGGCGGAGCCTCCCCTGAAGAGCGCGCTCTCGCGACGACTTCGGGCGCAACCGGCGGCTACCTGATCCCGCAAGACATGCTTCCCGAAATTGATAAGGCGATGGCTGAGTGGTCGCCAATGATGGACGGCGACGTTACGCGTCAAATGCTCTCTTCTCGTGGCAACCCCGTTACCGCCCCGACCGTCGACTATACGGCCCAGCGCGGCACTCTTCACACTGAAGGCGGTGCGACAACCGACGACGGCACTTCCGACCCTGCCATCGGTCAAAAAATTCTGAACGCCTATATCTACAAGTCGGGCATTGTCCGCGTCTCGATCGAGATGCTTCAGGACTCGGATTGGGATATGGAGGCTATGCTAAACGAACTCTTCGGCGAGAGCCTTGGCCAGACCTGCAACGCGGTTCTGACGCTCGGCGATGGCACCGCGAAACCGGAGGGCATTCTCACATTTGCCGGAACCGGCAAGACCGCCACCGCCACTGGCGCACTTATCGGCGACGAGCTGATTGACCTTCAGCACTCCGTTCTCGCGCCCTACCGCAAGTCTCCTAAATGCCGCTGGCAATTCAACGACACCACGCTCGGTACGGTCCGGAAGCTGAAAGACGGCGACGGGAATTATCTCTGGCAGGAAGCGAACATTCGCGCTGGAGAGCCGTCGACACTTCTCGGCCACCGCTACGAGATCAATCCAGACATGCCCAACATCGGCGTCGCCGACAGTCCCGTACTCTTCGGCGACCACGGAAAGTTTATCGTCCGCAAGGTCGGCTCGCCTGGTATGATCGTGTTCCGCGAGAAGTACATGAACGAGCTCGAAGTCGGCTTCATGGCGTATCGCCGTGTCGACGGCGCGGGCCTGAACGGGAAGGCTCTTAAGAAGCTGACGATGGCCGCAGCATAAGGCGGGATTGACTAGGGCGGCGGGCTTCGGCTCGCCGCTTCACCTTCCGATCTAAAAAGGGGCTCCCCATGAAAATCGTTATAGTCACACCTTGCGCCACCGCGAAGACGTCTTTCTCGCGGTCGCCAAACATGATCGAAGTCGAAGATGTGGTCGCTCGCGATCTTCTTCGGGCTGGTTACGCCATGTTGCCAGGCGACGCCAAAAAAGAGGCCGCGCCGAAGACAGAGAAGGCGGCGAAGCCTGCCGCGAAAACAGAGAAGACGGCGAAGTAATGCGCCGGTCTGTCGTCTCAGTCGTCACACCTCCGGCGGATCTTCTTCCGCTCGCGACCGTGAAGGGAAATCTTCGCGTTGCATGGGCTGACGAGGACGCGACTATTCAGGGCTATATCGACGCGGCGGTCGCCATTCTAGACGGCCCTATTGGACGCCTAGGGCGCGCGGTCATGCTTCAGTCGTGGAAGCATGTTTGCATCGGCCCCATTTATGGCTGTGTTATGCTGACGGCGGAGCCTGTCGAAATAACGTCGATCTTGTACCTGGACACTGACGAGGTAGAGCAAACCGCAGACGTCGCCGACTTCCGCGTCGAGAGTGACGGCTATTCGTGGGCTATTGTTCCGCGCACTGGAAAGGCCTGGCCTGAAATAGCTTCGTGGCGCTACGACGCTATGCGTATCGTCTACACGACCGGCTTCCCCTCCGCCGACGCCGTCCCCGCTCCGATAAAACAGGCGGTTCAGCTCCTTGTCGGTCACTGGTATAAGGAACGCGAGACCGCGACCGCCGCGACCCTCAAAGAAATGCCCTTCGCCGTCGAAGCGCTGATCGGCGACTACAAGATCGGCTTCGTCGCATGAGGGCGGGAATGTATCGCGACCTGGTGCGCTTCGAGCGCAAAGGGGGGGCAACGTCCGGCTACGTCAAGAGCGCCGCCGCATGGGCTCCGCTGATCACTGTCGCGGCGAATATCGTTCAGGCCGGATCGGGGAAAGAGGACGTCATCGCGGAGAATGTTCGCGGCGTCTCCGGCTTCGAGATCAGCGTTCGCGATTGCGAAGCCCTGTCAGCCCTGACAACCGCCGACCGGGGCGTCAACGCCAGGACGGGTGCAATATACGATATTCGCCACGTCGACCGCGAGACAGGCCGCGCCGACTTAATCATCACCGCCGACACCGGCACACCGTCCGAAGGGGGCTGACATGCCTTTAATCTTTTTCGATAAGCCGTTCAGCTTCACGCCCGACGCCGACCGCCGGATCAGCGTCAATTATAGCGCCGGGAGGCCCTACAACGTGACGCGCGAGTGCGCAACAAAGGCAACAGCCCAGGGCGTCAAGTATCGCCTCGCACCGAAGGAGGGCGACGAGTTTGGAGATTTCAGCGAAGACGAAGGGCCTCGACCGGCTGAGGGCGAGAGCGGAGCGCATGCCGAAGACGGTCCGGCGTCGGATGACGGAAGCGACGAAGGCGAACGCGAGGGCGCTGGCTGAGGCCGCCAAGCGCGACGCGCCTTATGACGAGAACGCGCCAGCCGGAGCCGTTCACCTTCGAGACACGATCAAATACTATGCGGCGGACGGATCAGGCGGCTTAATCTGGCGCGTCGTCGCCGGGAACATTCGCGACGAGAACGGAATGCAGAATGCGCGTTGGCAAGAGTTCGGCACCGTCGACCGTCCCGCTCAACCCTTCTTCTTCACGAACTATCGAATAATGAAGCCACGATTTAGCGCCCGCATGTCGCGAGCGATGCGAGCCGGGATCAAGGAAGCATGATCAGCCTGTCAGACATTCAAGACGCGGTCGGAGCTATTCTCGAAGCCGACGCCGACGTCACCGCCGCGCTTGGCTCTCACAACGCCCGCATTCTCGGCGGTCCCGATCCGGCGGCTGTCTTCCCTTATCTGACAATAGGCGAAGACAGCGCAAGCGACGCGTCAGTTCAGTTTCTCGAAGCGAAGTCGGTCCGCCTTTTCATTCATGTATGGACAAAAGAAGACGGCTTCGCGTCGTGCAAGGACATTGGCGCGGCGGTTATCTCCGCGCTCGAAACCGAAGACGGCTTCGACCTTCCCGCCGGGCTCCGTTGCGTTCTCTGCTACCCGGAGAACGAGCGCTATATTCGCGACGTCATAAACGGCATTCGGCACGGCGTAATCGAGATGACAACTGAAATCGAAGCGACAGACTAGCGCGCGTAATGAGACCTGAAGTCAACCACTGCACAATTAGGCGAGGAATTGCACAATGACGAAAGTCCAGACATTTACCGGCTCGAAAATCTTGATCCAGATCGGCAACGGGGCCGATCCCGAAGTATTTTCTCACCCGTGCCTGATCAACACGTCGCGCGCCCTTCAGGGCTCAGTGACAACCGTCGACAGCGTCGTTCCCGATTGCGCCGACCCCGAGGCCCCGGCTTGGATTGAGCGCGAGAAGGACAGTATCGGCTACACGATCACGGGCGAGGGCTTGATGCATGCGTCGGACACCGCCGCCTATGCGGCATGGCTGAAAAGCCCGCTGACGAAGAACATCAAGGCAATCGTGGCGGACGGCGACGCCGCCGGTCACGTCTTTTCCGGCGCTTTCCACCTGACCGAGTTTCAGGTCGGCGGCGGACGCAAAGACAAGGCGACGGGGTCGATCACACTCGTCTCCGACGGCGAGGTCACTGACGCGGTTCAGGCCTAACCCGTGTCGCGCCTGGGGCTGATAACGATCAATTGGGCGGACGGAGAATATTCGTTCGCCCTGACGATCAAACAACTGATCGAGCTTCAAGAGAAGTGCGACGCCGGTCCGCCGCATATTCTGGCGCGCCTGGAGGGTCGAGCGTGGCATGTGAGCGACGTTCGCGAAACCATGCGCCTTGGCCTGATCGGCGGCGGCATGTCTCCGGCTGACGCTCTGAAGCTGACAATGCGTTACGTCGACGAGAGGCCGCTCGGCGAGAACGTACTGATCGCGCAAGTCATCCTGTCGGCGGCAATCGTCGGAGCGCCTGAAGGCGTAGAGGACGCCCCGCCGGGAAAGCCGGAGGCGGATCAGCCGACGAGCCCCTTCCCCGAGGCAAAGTCAGATGGTCCGCATACTTCGGAACCGGACTAGCGGCGGGCCTCTCGCCGGATGAGGTCAAGGCGTGCTCGCTTTGGGAATACGCGGTGGCGGTCGACGGCTGGCTTCGCTCGCAAGGCGTGACCACGACGGCCCCACCTACTGACGAAGAATTTGACGAGGTTCTAGCGAAATATGGCTGACGACATAGAAGTTCTTGTGACCGAATTGCGCGTAGACATGAAGCGCTACGAGGCTTCAATGCGGCGTCAGGCCCGACTGACCGAAACGACAGCCGATAAGGTCGAGCGCCGTTATCAGCAGATGAACCGCAATATCACCAACTCGACAAATCAAATGTCAAAAGACGTTCGCCGGGCAATTGTCGCGATTGCACTCGGCACGGGCGCGCGCGAAGTTGTGAAATATACTGACGCGTGGGCAGACCTGAACAACAAGCTCGCGTCGTCGTCGCAAATCTCCGGAGTGCAGGCGAAGTCGCTGAACGAAATTCAGGACGCGGCGCGAGATAGCCGGTCGGAGATAGAACCATACGTCAACCTGTACTCGCGCCTTCTTCGCGTCTCCGGCAAGCTCGCGGCGTCTCAGGAAGACGTGAGCCGGGCGACCCAGATCGTCACGCGGTCATTCAAGGCGGGCGGCGCGGCGTCTTCGGAGCAAGCGGCTGGCGTCATGCAGCTCGGTCAGGCGCTTAACGGCATTCTCGGCGGCGACGAGCTTCGCTCCGTCCGCGAGAACGCTCCGCTTCTCTTCGAGGGGATCGCGAAGGGGCTCGGCGTCACGTCTGACAAGTTGAAGGAGATGGGGGCGCGCGACGAGCTGACCGGCAAGAAGGTCTTTGACGCGATCCTGAAGAGCGGCGAAGACATCGACGCCGCCTTCGCCGTCACGATCCCGCGCGCTTCCGACGCGACCGTTCTCGCCTTCGACCGCCTGAAGGTGAAGGTCGGCGAATACCTGAACGAAGGCGGTCAGGTCGCCGGGATTTCGCAGACGATGGGCGACGCGATAAACTTTATCGCTGACGACGTCGAGGGCTTCGGCGAAGCGCTGATCGTCGCCGGAGCGGCACTCACTGGCGCGCTCGGCGCGCAAGCCGCGCTCTCTATCGTCAACGGCCTGAACTCAATCGCAGTCGGCGCGACCGCGACCGCTCGCGCTATGTCGATCCTACGCGCCGCGTCCGCCTTCATGTTCGGCCCTGTCGGTCTGATCATCGGCGTCGCCGCCGCCGCTGGCGCGCTTGCCTACATGGCAATTCAGGCAGGCAAGACCGAAACGCCGCTTGAACGAACGCGCTCGAAGCTCGCCGCCATCGGCGAAGAAATGGACGCAATCGACGCGCTCCTTCCGGCTCCGTTCGGCGCTATGAAAGACGGGGCCGTCGACGTTCTCGACGCCCTTGACCCGATCCCCGAAAAGTATCGCAAGATACGCGAAGAGATGGAAGCGACCGGCAAGGCCGCTCGCCAGGGCGCGATTGACGTGGCGACCGTCCGGATCATAGAGCTAAACGCGGAGCTGTCCAAATCAGCCGAAAAAATGGAAGAGCTTGCGGCTCTCGCGAACTCGCCTGTCAAGGCGTTTGGCGGCGCGGAGACGGCGGCACGGGCGAACGAGCGGATCGCCGAAGAGATCGAACTGACGAAGGAACTTCAGGCCGCACTAGCTCGCGCGACTGAACAGCGAGGCCGTCTTCTGGAAGCTCCCGATAGCGCCTTTAAGCCGAAGTCGACGTCGACCGGCGGGGGCGGCGGAGGGGAAGCCGACAAGGAAACCGTGAAGGCGATAGACGATCTAAAGAGCGCATACCGTGGCCAGTTCGAAAGCCAGCGAGAGCAGATCGCGCGCGTTCTCGAAGAGCAGCTCGCGGCAATCGACAAGGCGGGCGGCGCGGAGGCCACGAAGGCGGCGCTCCGGACGAAGGCTAACGACCTGTATTCGAGCCAGCTCGCGGATATTCGCGAGGCTGACGACAAGGACTTCGACGCCTTCGTCGACCGCGAGGTCGAGAAGAGCAAAATTAAGGCGGATCAAGCGAAGTCGGAACAAGACATAATCTCCGACCTGATGGACCGGCGCGACGAGCTGGCAGGCTTTACGATTGGCATTATCGAGCGCGAGTATGAGGCGCGCCGGACCGCTATCGAAGAAGAGATCAAGGACGCTGGCCGCAAGGCGGAAGCAATCGCCATTCTCGAAGAGGAGCAGGCCGCCACGACCGCCCAAATTCGCGAAGAGCTTCTCGGGACCGGCGAGTTCTCGGACAAGGAAGCCGACCGCGTTCGCGCGGCTGGTGAAGCGAAGCTCGAAGCGCTGAAGGAGGGGCTCGAAGAAGAGGCGATCACGCGCGAAGAGTACGCGATCCGGAAGCTCGAGCTCGAGCAGGCGACCGAAAATCAGCTCGCGGAAATCCGCGCTACGTCAATGCAAATGCAGCTCGCGGCGGGAGAGCAGCTCTTCGGCGGCTTGGCGGGATTGGCGAAGACCTTCGCGGGCGAGCAGTCCGGCATATACAAAGTCCTGTTTGCAATCGAGAAGGCCGCGTCGATTGCCTCCGCGATCATCGCAATTCAGACCGGCGTCGCGCGCGCCCTGTCGCTTCCCTTCCCGGCGAACATTGCGGCGGGGGCGGCTGTCGCCGCGCAAGGGGCTGGCGTCGTCGCGACTATCGCCAGCACGGCGGCGAACTTCGCCGACGGCGGCGTCGACATCCGCGGACCCGGCACGGGCCGGAGCGACAGCATAGCGGCGAACCTGTCTCGCGGGGAGAGCGTCATCACGGCGTCAGGAACGGCGGCGAACCGGGGTATTCTCGCCGCAATCAATGCTGGCGCAAACGTCGAAGCCGCGCTCGGCTCTCAGCGCGGCGGCTCGTCTGTTTCGATTGGGTCGACGCATTTGATCATTCAGGGCGACGTCGGAACACAAGCGTCGCTCGACGCCATTCAGGCCGCACTCGCCAGGCGCGACGCGGAGCTAGAAGACAGCGTCTCGTCGATAGTCTTTCGCGACAAGATCAACTCGACGCCACGCCATCTGCGGAACCGGACTTAGCGACTTGCTCGCGTAGTCACGGCTTCACAAAGAAGCAGGTGACATTATGAGTGCAGGCGCATTGCTACCCTGTCGCGGGATCGTCAAATCGGAATGGGTGCCGACTGTCCAGCAGACGACGCCGGAGACTCTTTCGGGATCGGTCGACGTTCTCGAGCTTGGCCGCTCGCACTGGACCGTTGACTTCGAGTTCGACCTGTCGCGCCGATCATACTTCGACGACATAGCCGTCTTTATGGCGGAGCGTGACGGCTCCGATCTCACATTCACCGCGCCCCGCCATTTTCGAAAATTCCCAGGCGATCCGCTGATCACAAGCGACGTCGGCGTCGCGTTAACCTCTGTCAGCTCCGCGTCGCGAACCGTCACGCTCTCCGGCGTCGGCACGGGACAGGCGACGAAGGGCGACATGATCAGCTACAG